TCACTGGTGCTGAACAAGGTACTGCTGATGATGAACCTTATTTTACTCATGATGCTGATACATTTAGATTTGGATTTGCACCTAAGAATTATTATGGATTGAAATATTATATGGATCCATATCAAAAAGATATTGGGGATACATTTGTAACAGCTTTTATTGGAACCATATCTCCAGGTTCTAATTTATTAACAGTCATGAGTCCTGTAGGATCCACGGGTCAAGATCCCTCAGTATCTCCCATATATCAAACTGGTCAAATTGTAACTTGTGAGAAGGAGGGAGTTATTGTAGGAATCAATAAAATTATTGGTATTAATACAGGAACGGCTGATCTTGCTCAGATTCCTACAACTGGTGCTGCTGGTCTTGTAACTACGAATGTTTCTACCGTTAATATTCTAAGTCTGCAGTATGCGACAGGTGCTGGTGTATCTGCCTTTGAATCAATATCATTTAGTGTTTTGGATAATCCTACTACAGGCCCTGTAGGAGGAGCATTCAGTAGTGTAACTTCTAATGGGAATGTATATAAACCAAATCAACAATACTTTGCTGTTCCTAGTACTTCTAACTTAGGTGGAGAAGGTGCAACATTTGCTATCTGGACAGATGCAAGTGGAGGAATTGGCACTGTAGGAATATCTACGACTACTGGTGGTATTGCCCTTGATATCATTGGTGCTGGTGGAGAGGGATACGTAGCTGGGGAAAGAATTACAATTGCTGGAACTTCAATTGGGATGGGGGCAGGTACTACTGCTAATGATGTAACTTTTACACTTAAAAATATACAGGATGGAAGATTTAGGTATGCATTTAGATTACATGATGATCCTGCTTATTGGCCTCAACCAAATGATCCTCAAACTGTGGGAATAATGCAAACTTCCAATCTTGGAATTGGGGGTAGAATTGAATTAGATAATTCAGGAGATCCTAAGGGAACTCAAAGTTGGGATCCTCAATTGGAGGGTTATGAAATTCCAATGGATCCGAGTAATTCGAGAGTTTTGACTAAGGTGTATCCTCCTACTGTGGGTGCAGATAAATCTTATTGGAAGGTAGGATTTCAAACTGCTCCTATTTTTCAAACTAATCGTGTTTCTGAAGGTGATCCTACAGGTAGTATAGCTTCTAATGCATTAGGTGCTTTACTTGAAACATTACCTGCATGTTCTGCTTCGGCGGATAATCCTATTGAAAGTGCAATTGGAATATTAACTACAAAAGAGGCTTCTTTTAATGACGAAGATGGTAGAAATAAATTGTTAGTCGATGCAGCAAATGCGTTGCGTGAGGAAAGAAATGAAATATGTATGAGAATATGGGGTGATAGAACAGCTATAGGAGATTTGAATAAGAAGATAACACGACTTGAAGGTTTAAGAGGATTCATAAATAAACCAACCGTTGAGGATGTTATAGGATGAGCGAATCTTTAACCTTACATGGTAGAACCAAAAAGAAACTAATTAATCTTCCTGAAGAATGGGAAAAGTTGGTGGATCTATCTACGGTGTCAGTTCATCTTACAGAGGTAGGAGCAAAACAAAATTTGATTGTAAAAAGAGTGCAAGGGCTGGAGGTTCATTTACAGACTCAAGGAATTCCTGTAGACTGCTATTATATGATCGTTGGTGACCTGCTTGACACTCAGGACTAGGTATGATATAATATCTAAACCTATATAAGGTTTACAATGGAAGAGGATTTCCTTTCTCGGTGTGTTGTAGATACACTTCGACGGAAAGTTCACCTTTATTCGGATGAAGGAGATTCAAAGACTGTAGAGTGTGAAACAGTCGAAGAGTTTATGAATGTATTGCATTTTGTAAGAGATAATTGTCCTGAAGAGATGCTCTCATACACCAATCCTTTAGATGATAAATAAATCATAATAGAACTACCGTGCAAATAAGATGCCTCTCAGTCGTCTAGATAATTTCCTGAAGAATGTTCGTGGTAATATTCTGTATGTTAATCCGAATGATTTGGATGCCACAGACAGTATTGAGAATCAAGGAAATTCATTAACTCGTCCATTTAAGACCATTCAAAGGGCTCTTGTTGAAGCAGCGAGGTTTTCATATCAGAAAGGTTTAGATAATGATAGATTTGGTAAGACTACCATTCTACTTTATCCTGGTGAGCACATTGTAGATAATAGACCTGGATGGATTCCAGATGGAGCAGATAATTATAGATTAAGAAATGGAAGTACGTCAGATAATTTCCCTGCATGGTCTCTTACAACTAATTTTGATTTAACTACAGACGATAATGCTCTGTATAAGATGAATAGTGTCTACGGGGGTATTATTCTTCCTCGTGGTACTTCTCTTGTTGGTTTAGATTTAAGAAAGACAAAGATAAGACCTCGGTATGTTCCTAATCCTGAAAATAGTAATATTGAGAAGTCTGCTATTTTTAGAGTAACAGGTTCTTGTTATCTTTGGCAGTTTACTATTTTTGATGGTAATCCAAATGGTTCGGTATATAAGGATTATACTGATAATAGATTCGTTCCTAACTTCTCTCACCATAAGTTAACCGTATTCGAGTATGCTGATGGTGTAAATGATGTAAAGATTGATGATGCATTTATATCTGATTTTGATGCAGCAAGAACTGACCTTGATATGTACTATGAGAAGGTTGGTCTTGCATACGGCCCTTCTTCTGGTAGAGAAATTGAACCAGATTATCCTTCATCAGGTCTTGATATTCAGCCCAAGGTTGATGAATATAGAATTGTTGGTCCTCTAGGAGGATCAGTTGGTATCTCTAGCATTAAAGCAGGGGATGGAGATGTTACTTCTTCTACTATTACAGTAGAATTAACCTCAGCTCTTTCTGGATTAGATGTAGATACTGCATTCCAGTTAGAAGGAATTACTGCTGATGGTTATAGTGGAGAGTTTGTTGTTAGTGATGTTCTTACCACAGATTCCACAGGAACCACAGAGTTCAAATATAAAGTATTAAATGCTCCTGTCAATCCATTACCTTCTGTAACAGGTTCAACGGTTGCTTTACAGGTTGATACAGTCACTTCTTCTTCTCCTTATATCTTTAACATCTCCTTGAGATCTGTTTATGGTATGTGTGGTTTGTTTGCAGATGGAAATAAAGCCACAGGATTTAAGTCTATGGTTGTAGCACAGTACACAGGTATTGGTCTACAGAAGGATAATAATGCCTTTGTGAAGTATGATAAGGATAGTGGAGAATATAAAGATAGTACGTTTGCAGGAAATGAAAATATAAATTCTGATTCTTTAGCCATCTATAAACCTTCCTATAGAAACTATCACATTAAGGCAAGTAATGATGCGGTTATTCAGATAGTATCTGTTTTCGCCATTGGGTATGCTCAACATATGCTGTCTGAGAGTGGTGGTGACTTATCCGTTACTAACTCTAACTCTAACTTTGGTGCAAAGTCCTTAGTTTCTGAAGGATTCAAGAAGGATGCTTTTGCGAGAGATGATGTTGGATATATTACTCATATTATTCCACCAAAACAAATTGAAGCATCGACAATAGCCATCGAATATGATGCAATTGATGTTAACACAACTGGATCTGCGGTTGGTGTGGGTTCTACCAGTCGTTTATATCTTTATAATCAAACTAATGAAGATGTTAAACCAAGTAGTGTTATAGAAGGTTATAGAGTTGGTGCAAAAGAAAATGATAAGTTAAATGTGTTGATCCCTGATTCTTCAGGAGTTACTAATCAGCATTCGGCACGTATTGTGATGCCTGATACTGAACTTTCTGATACTCAGGTTTCTTTCGAGAAGAAATTCCAAGTTGGAAGATCAGCAGCTGGTATCAACAGTGTAGATGGTGAGGCAACAACAGATGCTACATTTACTTTAACTGCAGATCATAACTTCTTACAGGGTGAAAGTATTCGTGTAGTTTCGGAGAATGGTCATCTTCCTGATAGGTTAGATAGTAATACGGTATATTATGCCATTACTACAGGAGTAAATGATAATCAGATTAAGATTGCACAGACATTAAATGATGCTAATAGTAGCACTCCTGTAGGAATAGCATTTAATGAAAAGGGTGGTGTTCTTCATATTGAAAGTAGAGTATCGGATAAGATTGCAGGAGATATTGGACACCCCATCCAATATGATAGTGATGAGAGTCAGTGGTATGTAACCGTTGGAACTGCTGCAACTGATAATGATATCTATTCTACAATTGTTGGACTTGGATCTACTACTCTTGGAACAGCAACACCAAGAACATTTATTGAAAGAGTTCCTGATACAAGGAATATTATTGATACTGTTTATAGAGCTCGTTATGTAATTCCTTCAGGTAGTGGAATTACATCTGCAAGACCTCCTGTAGATGGATATATTTTACAAGAATCGAGTGATGTAACTGGAACAACTGATACAGAGGTAGAGACTTATTTTAGTCCTACTACAGTAAGTTTATCAAATAAGGATGAACAACGAAACTTTAGTTTTATTGCAAATGCTCATTGGACAAGTAATACTGCTTACTACCTTTCAGAGCTTCCTCATGGTTTGAAGACGGGATCTCAAGTTGAAGTTAAGAATATTGTTAGTACGGAGAACCCAGTAGGAACTGCTAATTCAGGATTTAATGGTACATTTGCTGTTACTGGTGTAAGTAGTGCAAGAGAATTTACTGTTACTATTAGTAGTAGTACTGGTCCTGGTACAATGACTAATAATGTGGATTCTAGAACCACTAGTCTTCCTACCTTTACGCAGAAGAAATATGCAGGAACATTCCAAGTTTATAGATCTCAACAAATTCAAGAGTATATCTCTGGAAGTCAGGATGGAATCTATCATTTATTGTTAACCAATTCATCCAATAAACCAACTGCAAGTCCTTTCTCTACGGAAAGATATTCTCAACCTATTCAGAATCTTTATCCTCAACTTAACAGGGATAATCCTGTATCGGATCCTCAAGAGGCTTCATCTTATGCACTTTCGACTCCTGTGGGTCAGGTTGTAGTCGATGAACTTCAGCATAGTGTCACCAAAGAGACTATTGATGAGGGAATATTTGATTGGAGTATTGGTATGGGAATCACCGACCTTACTTCAAATACTGCAGGTACTTCTCATACAATCTTTACTACTATTGATCATGGATTGAATAGAATTACTTCAGTTGGTATTGCAAGTAGTGGTACAAATTACGGTCATGGAACTGCTGGTTATCTTTATAATGCTGAGTTTGTTTCTGCTGGTGGTATATCCACTCAAGGTAATTTTGCAACAGGTAGAATTCAAGTTAACTCTGCTGGTAACATAGTTGCTGCTAAGGTGATGGATGGAGGTAGTGCCTATAAAGTAGGTGAATCTCTAAATGTTGTGGGTGTTGCTACTACGGGTTCAACACATGTACTTGGTATAGTTACGGTTACTTCCATATATGATAATATTGGTGACACCATTGAACTTAAGGGAATTGTACCTGATAGTAATCATCCATATAATACTCTTTATAGAATTACGGGTATTGAAACAGGTGCTACTCGAAAAATACAGGTTGCATCGGCTGCTACGGTAGGAGTCACTAATACCTTAGGATTGGGAGTAACAGATACATCTGCTGCCACTGCTTATGTTACGGGGCAGACATTAAATGTAAGTGCATTTAATTTCAATAAGGACACGGGAGTCGGTGTTGTTACCACTGCACAGAGACATGGTTTAAGTGTAGATAATAAGGTTAAGTTAGGTGGATCTCAGAGATCACTCTATCGTGGTGATTTCATTGTCAAGAAGGTTAATAGTCAGACTTCATTCAATGTGAGTGTAGGAGTGGGAACAACAGCTCCTGATGCTGACGGTACGATGTATGCATATAAGTTTGGTTATGCATCTGCTGGTGGTAATGTTTCTGTTGATAATGAGAATCTTTCAGGTAGACAAGTTTCAGAATATGCGGGTATTACAACTACTCTTTCTTCTGCAATTACTACTAAGTCTACAGAAAGTATTTCCTTAACAGGAATTGATGATCTCGATGTTAATATCGGTGATTACTTAGAAATAGGTTCTGAGATTGTAAGGGTTAAGACAACTGTTACTGGAAACCCTCTTACAGTGTTCAGAGGAGTACAGGGAACTGAACCAACAACCCATGTAGCAGATACGGTAGTTAAGAGAATCAATTGTCGTCCAGTTGAATTCCATAGAAACTCAATTATTCGTGCCTCAGGTCAAACATTTGAATATGTTGGATTTGGGCCAGGAAATTACTCCACTGCACTTCCTGAGAAGCAAGATCGAAGTCTTTCTGCTCAAGAAGAACTACTATCACAGTCTACTAAGAAAGATGGTGGTGTGAATGTCTACACTGGTATGAATGATGCTGGTGACTTCTACATTGGTAATAAGAAAGTAAGTTCTGCAACAGGACAAGAAGAAGTATTTGATGCTCCTATTCCTACCACAACTGGTGAGGATGCAACTGAGCAAGGAATCAACATTGGATTTGATGTTCTTACTCCACTTGAAGCATCAATCAGTAGATCATTAAGAGTTGAAGGTGGCCCCAATGCAAACATTATCTCCGAGTTTGATGGTCCAGTAGTCTTTAATAACAAACTTACATCAACATCTACTAAAGGTATTGAGGCAGGATCATTATTCTTACAGGGTGATGCGACTGTTTCCAGAAAGCAGACGATTGGGGTGGGAACTCCTTCTCTTGCTGGTAATCCTGGTGATATAACATACTTTGCTAATCCTACTAAGGGTGGTTACAGTGGTTGGATTTATACTACAGATAATGACTGGTATCGTTTCGGTAATGTAAGTCTATCTAAGACTCTGGATATTGGAGTCTTTGATCAGTTAGGTATTGGAACCACATCGCCTGGTTTAAATACCCTGCAAGTTGGTTCTGCATCTTCTCTCTTCTCCGTAGATGGAACTGGTGTTGGTATTGGCACTACTGCTAACGGATATAAACTCCATGCGATTGGTAATGTAAATGTTGTTGGTATGGTTACTGCCACCAGCTTTAAGGGTGATGGTTCGGAGTTGGAAAATCTACCAACCGATAGTCTGTGGGAGACAGTTGGATCTGGAGCCACTGCTGCAATTGCTCCCTATAATGCAACCTCTAAGTATATTGGTATTGGTAATTCTAATCCAGAGTTCCTACTTGATATTGGTAAGACTGGTATAGGTACAACTGCATTACATGTAAGAAACACTGCCGTATTTGCAGGATTTACTACCACTAAGGATCTTCAGGTTGGTGGAGCATTAAGTGCTACAACTTATAATCTAAATGATTCTTCCAGTAATATAGTAACAGGAATCGTAACTGCTACCACATTAATAGTTGGAAGTGCAGTAACTACTTCTTCTGGTAAGGTTGGTCTAGGGACAGGAGTTCCAAGATCTGATATAGATTTAGATGGATCTACTCGATTTAAGACCTATCATGAGAATGTAGGTGTGGTTACTTCCTCTGGTAATGTAGTAACTTTAGATTTATCATCTGCACAAACATTTACTTTAACAGTTGATCAAGCAGTTTTAAGTTTCAAATTAACTAATCCACCATCAGGTTCCACTGCATTTACGGTTAAGATTACTCAAGATAGTACAGGTTACTCTGTTGGTATAGATACCTTTAATGATAATGGAGGATCAGCAATCCCAGTTTACTGGCCTGGTGGAGGTACTCTTCCTGAGGTTACTCAAACTGCAGAGAAAACTGATATTTATTCCTTTATGACATTCGATGGTGGTTCATCACTTTACGGTGTAGTAGGAGGACAGAACTTCGCATGATAGGATTTAAGGTATTTCGTAATACTCCTACTACAATTGATTTAAATGGTCCTACTCTTTCTTTTTTAGAGCAACCAGTAGGGATTACAACCATTGAATCAACTGCTACTTTTACTGGAATTGTAACCTCAACTCCAGTAGGAACAGGGCATTTATCTTATCAGTGGTATGAGG